ATGCTGTTAACGTCAAATTCCTGCCCTGACGTTGCAAAAGCTCGATCAAACATCCGCTGCACTTCCGGCGACAGTGTTTGCGTCCCGGTAAATGTAGGAATGGCGTTCCCGCCTACGTCCGTAGTTCCCGTTTGCTGGTACGTTGTCGAGCCAAACGGCGTAACCTGATTCGGCCTGCCCATGATGTTCTGGGCGATGGCCGCCTGGATATTTGCTTGCCCCTGTTCTCGGGCCGCGCCCGCATAGTCAGGGGCCGCTGGGCTACCACCTTTAGACATTCTTCTTCTCCTTCAGGCCGAGCCATCGGCAGTTTTTTCTTGACAGCGTGTAGACGATGAGCGCGCCTGACGGGTGCGCTTCTGGAATGCTGGTATGACGCTCGAAGCCGAAGTGCTCGACGAACTTGCGCGAGGCGATGTTGTCCGATGCGACCGTGGCGATCAGCAACCGCGCGCCAAGTTGCACGAACGGGTAGTGGCAGATGAACCACAGGTACTCACGGTTCAGGCGGCCCGTGATCGCGATGGACGTGTGGATCGAAGCGCCGTTGAACGACTCGTACATCACGCCAGCGACCAGATCGCCGTGGCGCTCAAGTCCTACGCAGGTCGCTCCGGGGCGCCAGTAGCCGCCGCCGTGGTCTTCTATCCACTGGCCGACGCGCTCGTGCTCGCGGTCTACGATCCGCCAGGGCAGCGGATCGACGATTATCAGTTCTGCTACTTGGAGGGCCACCGACAGCCTCCACGCTTACCGCCGTGGTGCTGTCGGCACCGAATGAGGAAATCGTTTACCACAGGTGTCGTCATTGCGTCAATTCCCGCCCAAGCCCTGCCCGAGCTGGAACTGGATGTCACTGGCGAGCCATCTGATTTCGAGGTCTGACGTAGCGATCTTCAGCTTCCCGGCGAACCACGTCCCGTAGTTCTCCTTGGGGCTTTGCCACTGGCGCACGATGTCCAGATTGGCAGCCCAGAACGCCTCGTCCCAGTTGTCCACGTCCCACTGAGAGCCGGGCGTCACGGTGTAGACCGCATCCCCGGTAATCGCCGTGTCCTTGAAGTCCACGTCGAAGCCAGTTGAGTAGGCCAGCGACCCGTTGACCTGCAGGATCGGGCGGTACAGAGTGCAGAGCTTCGGGAAGTCCGTCCCGAACTTGCTGAAGGCTTCCTTGCCGCGCGCCTCGATGTTCAGGCCGACATCTGCCGTCCCGGTCCATGCTTGCTGTACGCCTTCTACGCCGCCGAAGTACAACTCGTTGTTGAACACTGCGAAGCACAGCGCGTTCCAGCCCTCGAACTCGCACCACGCCTTCGTGCTCGTGTTCATCACATACTGCTTAGCGGTCGTGAACTCAAGCGTCGGCACGTTGCAGACCAGTGCCTGACGAGCCGGGAAGTACACCCCTTCCCAGCCAACGTTCCCTCGGAAATCTCTGGCGGCGTCGTTGAAGGCTTTGCGGATGCGGTCTGATACCGCAAGATCAGCCTCCACGGCATCTGTCTGCATGACTTTCGACAGCGGGTACGCTCCGGCCTCTGTCAGCACGATCAGGTCGCCGCCGAGCTGTACGAGGCAGCGGCGCCCGAGCGGCTTGCCGAGGAAGTACGTTCCGACCTTCGACCATGTCGTGCCGGAGCCTGGGTTCGTGCCGACGTAGACGATTACCTCTCCCTCGGACGTGACAAACACGGCGCGGTCGTCCGGCCCGTCGCCGCTGTCCACGCTCCACGTCCCACCAGCGACCAGATAGCCGCCGCGCGTGGCGATGGAGGATAGATTGAACTCGGTGAGCGAACCGCCGGCCGCCCCTGCGCTCAGATACCAGAACGACAGGCTGTTTTTCTCGATGAAGTAGAGCCTGCCTTTGTGGTTGAACACTCCGATGATGTCTGTGGTCGTCAGGCCCGTCAGCGCAGGCGACGATCCGCTGTCAACAGCGACCCATGACGAGCCGTTGTAGTAGTTCGGCTTATCTACGCCGTTGACCATGATGAGCCAGTTGTTCGTACCGTCGCCGAAGTTCGTCCACTGCCAGTAGCCGTCCGTGGACGTGGCGACAGAAGACCCGACAGCACCAGCGGACGAGGCATCGTAGATGCCTGCATCCGTCGCCGCGTACATCTCGGAAGTTCCTGTCATCTCGTTGTAGACCGCCAGCGTCTTCACGGGGTCTTCTACGCCCGTCAGGTGGTTCGTGTTCCCGCCGCGCATCACGACCTCCGTGTTCGTCGGGAACCAGTTGACCAAGTACACGGCATCGCCGGGCTTCATCGCCGCCAGCGCGTCGCGCGCGTTCCAGCCTCGCACGGGCGCGAGCTGGCTCACGATGCGTGCGATCTGCTGGCGCCTGTTCGACTTAGTGGCGAGAGGCTGTCTCACGGCAGGTTCCAGCTACCGGCGGGCACGAACACTCCGGGCTTTCCGCTACGGTCGGTCATGCCCGTCATGTCGAGGACCGGATTCCCGGCGTCGCGGCCAATGCTATCCTTCACTTGAGTTTCGTAAGTCCTCATCAACTCCGCGTAGTCCAATCCCTTTTCCCGCATCCAGCGCCAGCGCAGTCCCATGAGCAGGACTTCCGGCGGCAGCAGCAGCAGGTCGCCGTCCGCGCCGAAGTATTGTTGGAACGTGGTTCCGGCCGAGTCCGAGATCCAGTACCGGCTGACGTACTCGAAGGCCCATGTGTGCCCTGCGGCCGGCACAGGGTTGGCGAGCAGCTTTCCGTTCCTGATTCGGAAGTGGTATCGCGGCCCAGTGTTGCTGACCGCCTTCAGGGACTGCCATTCCTCTGCCGACAAAGGCCCGAGCACCGGCAGATCATCCGTTCGGTCCCAGAACGTCTGCGACTTGATGTACCGGAATCCCTCGTCCGCGATAGTGGTGATTGCACCCTGATCCTCCTGGGCGAGCGTGGTATGCGTGGCCTCGCGCACCATCCACTGCCACGATCCGCCGCCTCGCGCAGCGAGGTCGTTCCCTTCTTCCTCCAGAAGACCCATGATCTGCTGAACCTGCGGGTCTGCCGATCCATACACCGTCGTCGGAACAGGCAGGCCCGTGCGCTGGCAGTGGCGCTGAACGATGGTCAGGAGCGAGTGTGCCTGCGCGATGGTTAGTTCGTTGACGATGATGGTCATGGCTTACTCCTAGATCGGCGCTTCGGTGGTTTCCTTGTTCTGCGGCGGGCGCCCACGGCGCTTCGGTTGCTGCGGCTGCGGTTCCTGCACTTGATGCACTGGCTCGTCCATGATGTCTGCGGCCGATATGTCGGATGTGACATCCTGCGTGACTGGCGCAGAATCCGAAAATCCAGCCCCGACGCTACGCTGCATGGTGCCTAGTCTTTCGGCCATCGCGGCGAGTTTCTTGTTGGAATCCTCAAGTTGCACCTTCAGCGCAGCGTTCTCGGCTTTCAGGTTCGCGTTCTCGATGGTGAGTGGCCCCTTGTCGCGTGCCTGCGATAGCCACGCATTCGCCTTATTTCTAAGGTCAATAGCGCCAATACCTACGCGCCTAATCCCCTCGTCGTTCATACCGGCAAGGGCCTCAACCGTTCTGATGTTCAGGCGAATCAAGGTCTCCTGCTGCGCGGGGGAAATGACCGGCCAACCTTTGATCGCCGTGCCATCCAAAGGCATCTCTTCTCCGCGCTTCCACAGTTCGTACTGCTTCTCGTATCTCTCAAACCACTCTCTCGGCAACCGGCCGCGTTCCGCCTCGACGCGCATCTGCGCGAGCCACGCATGGGCCTCCTGCTCGAAAACATCGCGAGAATAAGGTGGCGTGACGAGAACAAAATCAACGTCCTTGGCTCGATAGAATCCTTCGCGCTCAGACGCCTGCCTATCTTCAATGGGACGCTTCTCGAAGCGAATGTAGGCGGGTTGATCCTTACGTTCGATGACTTGCCCAACTGACATTAAGCGGCCTCCTGGTTGGCGATTGAAAACACTGGCATGGTTCTAAGATCAGGGTAGTCTTCCATCTGATCTTCGTTGTCGTCCTTCAGCGTGTCGAGAATCGCAAGTCCGCGCGCTGCCTGGTCTGGCATCATGTACATGTGCCAGCCTAGTGTCTTGATGTCCGAGGCTCCGTAGTGTCGTTCCTCGCGACCGTCATAGCGCGAGAGTTTCAGCCACTTGGCTGCGTCAGGGTCGTTCGTGAGAACCATCCCGCCACGCCCGATGTTTAGGATCTTCTTCGTGTGGAACGAAAGTGTGTGCAGACCACCTTCGTACATGCCTCGGCGAAACCGCTTCGCCCCGTCGAAGATCGGATACGGCTTGAGCTGGTAGACGCCCTTCCACGGGCGGTCTTCTAGCAACAGCGTCCCGCCAGCATGTAGTACAGCCATCGCAACAGAGACATAGGTTCGGCATGGAACCCTCACTGGCGGGCCGGATTCCACCCGCATGTACTTCATGCACAGGAACAGCGCATTCGTACAGCAATCAACCGCTACCGCGTATCGCGATCCGGCGTATTCAGCGACCCTGCGCTCGAATTCAGCGACCACGCCGAAGGCGTTGTTCATGCCTCCATCCCGAGTTCAAAGTTCCGCATGAGACCCCAGATGCTTCTGTCCTTCGAGCCGATAGAGCGAACCGGCACGCCCGCGTACAGAACGTCCGCACAGAGATCGTCCTTGACCAGTGAGTGCGCGCCTATTGCGGCGCCGTCCGCGATGTTGACCCCAGGCAAGAACGTCACTCGCGTTCCTCCTAGCACGCAGCGCCCGATAACAATCGGCGCCCGTGTCTTATGCCTCTGATAGTCATCCGGCACGCACGGCCCGAACATCGAGCGCCCGCTGTAGTCGTCTGACTCAGAGTGGAATGCGCTGAATGCGCCGAAGCCAGAGTAGTCTCCAATCGTGATTCCGGCCTTGCCGTAGAGCACGCAGTACGGCGCTAGGTGTACTCGCTTCCCGAGGCGCACCGTGCCAGTGAGGACGCAGCCGTGGTCTACGCGCGTGAACTCGCCTATCTCGATGTCTTGCACTCCGTAGAATGCCGCATGGCGAGACACGCTGGCTGTGTGGTGCGCCCTTACGCCCATCGACGCAAGTTCCACTACTGAATAGTGGTCACGCGACATTCTGCGCCTTGAGGATGTATTGCCGAACCATCCACGGGATCAGTCCGTCTCCATACACTGAGACGTTGACGCCCATTGCTGAAAGCTCATGCAGATGCTTCTGGAACAGGAAAGCCTGCCGCGCCATCCACCTAGCGCAGTGGAACACTCGTTTCCCGGCCATCACATCCATCGTCGTCTCGCCGTCGTTCATGGACTGTTTGTAGGCGTGGTTTTCCCCATCGCGATACGACGAGTCATAGCCGAATAGATGCAAGTCCCTATACCCTGAGAAGGCGCACAAGGTCAGGGCCTTCAGGCCGACCGTGTTGCCGCCGCCTACGAATAGAAGGTCATCGCCGAACTCTTTGGAGAGTTCTTCGGCGCCCGGAAGCCACGCGAGCCAGCGGATGATCTCTTGACCAGTAAGTGCATCGAAGATCACTGGATGGCATTGCGCCGCCACTAGGTACTTGACGCCTCTGCGCGGGTTCTGCACGAACGAAGAGTTTGCTTCCCTGGCGTCGAGCAGAACGTGGAAGTCTGGTGTGATGCCTTGTTCGATCAGATAATCGTGTACTCCGTTCAGCGCAAATACATGCGCCCCCAATCCCTGCAGCTCTCGGATTTCATCGAGCGTGTCGGCAAGACTGGGCCCTCCACCAACAACGGCAGCGGGGATGCCATGAGGAGGAGAAACCTTGAACTCAGTGAGATCACGTCTCAGGTTCTCGCGAGCCTGCTGTAGCATCTGAGATGGATCTGTATTCAGCGCCGATACAAACTTGGTATCCACGCCGATCTGCTTGAGACCAAGGCGCCATCTCTTTCTCTGGCCCCTGTAGTGAATGATCTTGCCGCCAGAGTCCTCGTGCGAGGCTGGCACATAGTTGTACTCCTCGCCTGGGAGGACTTTCACCTTCATCGAGCATGTGTTCGCGTAGGCGCTGAACTCACGCTCCGATACAAACCAGTCTGGGAACTCGTAATCCTTCAGCCTCTCGGCGAGTTCGCTCCAGAATCGCGGCGACCTTGAGAACGTGACGCCGCTGTTGTAGATAATGCCCTTGGTGCCGGGGTACATGTCCGTTGTCACGGCAACATCGAAGTCGTCGTCGAACACTTCAGACACATCGCCACGAACCTCAACGTCAGTGTCGATGAAAAGCGTGTCCCCTTCGACAAGGGACTGCAGGTAGCACCTGCGATAGCAGAACGCGCCCTCAACAGGGACGCGGAGCGTTTTGTCTACCTCATCAACTTCCGGCCCATGTTCGTCTGTCAAATGCCATATCTCTGTGTTCGGCATTGACTTACGCACGGATGCGATGCACTGAGCGGCCAGAACCTTATGTTCTGGCGTGTGACTGTCGAGGTAGATCGCTACTTTCATTCAAATGCCGGGAGGGTTGCCCCTCCCGGCTCCTTGCAGTTACGGCGTTGGCGTCGAGAACAGCTCGGTGTGCGTGAAGCACTCCTCGTCAGCTCCGGTGGAAGTGGACGTGTCCGTGAGGACAAGCCCATTCAGCAGAGTCTGGCTCGCGGCAGTGTCATCGACATATCCGGCCGTCGCGGTCGAGTACAGCGCGACGCTGGGTTGGCACGAGTTCTTCGCGCGAACCTTGATGCCGTCGTTGCCGCCTTTGACAGCGACCCACCCGTACTCGTTTGCGGCAAACGCAACCTGCGCGATACCGGGCTTGCGCCCGGCATCCAGATGGGCCTTCGTGCCAGGATTCATGGTGAAATCCTTGGCAATTCCGACCCACATGTATTGCGTGACGGCAGAGTTCGCCTTGACGTAGAGCCACTTCGAGCCGTCTCCACCTTCCGCAAACGTACCGACCGCAAACTTCGCGGTGGTGTGCGTCTGGCTGAGATCGACGCCAGCAGGGACGTAGACTTTGGTCATGTCCGTCTCCTTATGCCTTCATCACGCCCTGCTGGGCGCGATTGGAAAGCGTCAGGTTCCCCATCCAGAGGATCGGGATCACGACACCATCCTGGTTGACGGGCCTTTGGTCTTCCACTTGCTCAAGGTCCGCGTCCTTGTGGACGACGAGCTTCAGGTACTCCGTGTTGATGAAGTACGCATGGCTCGCAGGAACGTGAGAGTCGAACAGAACATCCGCCCCTTTGTACTTCAGTGCCACAAACCCAGCATCGGCGCTCGACTTGTCGTTGTGACGCTTGAGCGACACTTGGCTACCCTCGAAAAACTGGTAGTAGATGTCGTCCATCACGATCACGTCGGGAGCGTCGTCGGGACCACGGTCAAGAGCCAGCCACAGAGGCAGCATCATCTGGTTCTCAATGGTGGAGGCACTGACCGTTACCGTACCGCCTTGCAGCGGCGAGGCTGCGCTTTGCACCTTGTTTTTCCAGAAGGTGAAGTTGGTGGAGTTGATGCCACCGACCTCGCCGGTGCCCGCGTCGGCGATGAGCGCCTGCAGGCCGTTGATCTGGTTCGACAACGAGCCGGACGAGTACATGTCCGACGAGAAGTTGTTGTTGAAGGTACGAAGCGCGTTCTTGATGCGGGCTTTCGCGAGGTTCACGATGCGCGACTCACCGCTGTTGATGCGGAGTTCGCGACCGCTTGCCACCACGTTGATCGCGATCTGGCGCCACTGATACTCGGCCGCCGAGATCACGTCTGACGCGGAGATGTTCAGCAGATCCCAGTCGCTGTACCGTTGGTCTTGATTGTTACTCGCTGGTAGGTTATATTTCACCATACCAGCGGGTGAGGTCGTTTCCGCCTCACTCTGCATGTTCCCATGCAGAACAGAGCACATCTTCGCTTTCGCGGTTGGCACATGCTCGTTACACACGCCCAGGCGCTCGTCGCGCCTTGCTTGGCTCGGGATTACCCTTCCGCGCCATTTCTGGCCGGGCATGGGGCTTCCCCCGAATTCGCCAACATTCCAACTTTCGCTCAGGAGTGATTCATGGAACACGCTTACGCCGCCGGGTTGTTTGATGGCGAAGGCACCGTCAGGATCGACGAATACGACATCGAGGCTTCTGGTATGAGGCCAAAAGCCTACCGACGTACCCAACTCCGGGTCGCCATCGCTATGTCGCACTACCCCACCATCCGCGCCTTGTACCTGAAGTACGGAGGGACGATCAGCAGGGATGCTGGCGCGCACAAACGTAATCCGAACCACGCCATCAGATACACATGGGCTCACTGGAGTAGTGGCGCCGCTGATTTCCTTCAGGTCGTTCTGCCATTCCTCATCACGAAGAAGGAACAGGCCGAACTCGCTATTAGATTTCAGAGGCATGTACGGCAGTGCGACGGCATCTTCCGCAAACACCGAGGCGTACCCCCCAACCTTCACAAGATCAGGAAGTTCAGAACCAAGTTGATTGCAGAGATGCTGCGTCATAAGCGTGGTCGTTTCGATGTTCCGAAAGAGCTGCTCAAGTCTCCTAGTCGAAAGTGGCCCTATGCCTGTTAATGAAGCGTGACAGGCGTCAAGGTGCTGTTTTCGGCATAGTCAAGAGGTTCGGCGATGGTAAGACCGCCGTCCTCCGTCCTCATGTTGCCGCGCCGCTTCATGTAGCGAAGCAGCGCTACCCGCACGGAGACGTTATCCTTGATCTCCTTGCGGTGCTTACGGAAGGTGGTCGAAACCAGTTCCGTAAAGGTGCTGTTGGGAGAGGCCACTTAAGGCTCCTTCAATGAGTTGATTCACGCTGTTTTATTTCCTGCATGGTTTGGTCTAGCGTGTCTTCCCACCGCTTGCCCTTCGGAGCTGTTGGCTCTCGTCTGGTGTCTCGGGAGTTGACGTTCGTCCTACTGGCGTTACGCGCGGCTTCGGCTTCCTTCTTCGCCTTCGCCCTCATGGCCGCTTCTTCCTCTGTTCGGAGGCGAGCGATTTCCTTGGCTCGGGTGACAGGGTTCGCGTACACCGCTTTCTCATACGCTGATTCCAGCGTATGTCCTGCAT